CAAGACCCAATCCAATCCCTCCTGTATTGGATCTGGAATCCCGGCGAAGCGATCCTCGCTGGCCTCTGTGCGATCGCTTTCCTCGTTCTCTTGTTCGTCGTCGCCATCAAGGTACTCCGCTCATGACTCTGTTCTTTCTGCTCATCGTGCTTGTCTTTCTACTCCTGGCTGCAATTTGGTGGACCCCCAAGCGACCTCCAAAGGGAGCCGTCTCGCAGTCCTCGATCTTCACCGCACTGGCCCCCTCTGGTGCGGTCTCGACCGATCGCGATGCGGTGCTAGAGGCTGAGATCGCCGAGATCGTCGAGGTTATTAGACAAGACGAAGCCGACCGCCGCCGCGCCGCAGCTCTCGATCGACTTGCATCCCTCCAGGCCTCCAGCAAGAAAACCAAATGACCACTCCAGCAATCACTGATCAACAGATCGCCGACGCTGCCGCCGCCCCGCAAAGCGTCTCGGCTGACGGCGTGACCGTGACGAATCGGTCGATGGCCGACATGCGCGAGGCTCGTGAGGAACTGGCGAACACCCAGAACGCCTCCAAGCCACGACGCGGAGTCCTGTTCGCCAAGATGATTCCTGGATCGGCAAGGGGGCAATGATGCCTGGCTGGGTCACCGTACTGATAACATCGATCCTTCGAGCCCTTACCACGGCCTCATCGCGCCATCTGTTTTTTGGGGCTGGCTGGTTCCTCCTGCTAGCTGGTCTCGTGTTTAACTCGATGGCCACTCTCATCCTCGGTGGGGCCGTGGTTTTCTTTCTGTTCATGAATCCTCAGCAAAAGAGCTCTTAGCATGATGCTGCTCGATCAATACGGAAAGCCGATCGACACCAAGGCCCTGGCTGCTGCAAGGCGGATCCAGGATCGAGCCAAGCGAATGGACTCGCTGTCGGCCTCTTATGATGCTGCGGCCAACACCGCAGAGACCCAAAAGCACTGGCGATACGCCGACAACCTGTCCGCCGCTGCTGCCAACTCGGTCTCGGTTCGCAGGACACTGCGCGAGCGATCCCGCTACGAATGCCTCGAGAACAACTCGTTCGCGAAGGGTATCGTTCTGACCCTGGCCAACGACACGATCTCGACCGGCCCGAGTCTCCAGGTGATGCTGCCCGATTCGTCTGCTTCTCGGATGATCGAGCAAAAGTGGCGAAAGTGGTGCAAAGATGTCCGGCTTGCGAGCAAGCTTCGCACCGCTTGGGTCTCCAAGGTAATCGACGGCGAGACGATCATTCTCAAGGGCAACAACCCGCGATCCAAGAACGATGTCAAGCTCGATCTTCGTATCATCGAGTGCGACCAACTTGCGACCCCTTACTACGCTGACGGCCTCCCAAACAAGATTGACGGGATCGAATTCGACGACTTCGGCAATCCAATCAAGTACCACATCCTCAAGGGACACCCTGGGGACCGATGGCCGCTGGACGCCTTCGAAAAAGAGGATGTCGACCCCGACGACATCATCCACCTGTTCCGCGCCGAGCGACCTGGACAGATGCGCGGAATTCCCGAGCTGACACCAGCGCTGCCACTGTTCGCAATGCTGCGGAGATACACCCTCGCGGTGATCACCGCTGCGGAGAATGCTGCGGACTTCTCGGCGATCCTCAAGACCCAATCCAATGCCTTTGATTCTGCGTCCGATGGAATCGACGACATCGACCCGTTCGATTTTGTTCAGATCGATCGCGGATTAATGACGAGCTTGCCCAAGGGCTGGGAGATGGTCCAGTTCGATCCGAAGCAACCGACGACGACCTACACCGAGTTCCGGAATGCAATCCTCGGCGAGATTGCTCGGTGTGTTCACATGCCGAAGAACAAAATTCTCGCAGATTCCAGCGGGTACAACTATTCCTCCGGACGTCTGGACCATCAGACCTACTACGAATCCGTTGCAATTTCTCGATACCAAGGGGAAGTCGAAGCCCTCGATCGGATTTTCGGTTGGTGGCTCGACGAAGCCTTGATGATGGATGGGTATCTCCCGGCACTCGAACCGATGGACGAGATCCCTAAGGTCTGGCGATGGCCACCACAGCGAGACGTCAATCCTGCGGAAATCGCAGACGTCAACATCGAACTGATCCGGGCCGGTCTCAAGACTCGGCAACAGTACCTCATCGAGCAAAACATTGACCCCGAAGCTCACGCGCAGCAGCTTATTGAGGAAGGCTGGGTAAATCCTGACAGGCCACCCGCTCCTGCAGGCGCTGCACCTGGTGCTCCGAGTGCTTCCGGTGCGCCCGGAGCTGCGGCCCAAGGTACAGGCGCTGCCGAGCCAGACGCCAGCCAACCCGCTCCTACCGGGGAATTTGCGAACATGTCACGTTTGCAACTCACCCGCAACTGGCGAGCGATCGAGGACACCCTCGGTAAGATCGAGGAAGGAATCTGGACGACGTCTCGAGCGAAAGTGTTCCTGGGGTCGCTCGGGCTCAAGGAAAGCACGATCAACAATCTTGTGTCCGAGTACGAAGAGCAACCAGCGTGAGCTCGCTGACGCACGAGGCAAAGACTCGGCAAGGCTATCGCCTCCGAGTCTACACCGCTGCCGGACGTCGCTCGATCTGGCTCGGACGCATCACCGAGCCCGAAGCGATCGCGATTCAGCGACATGTCGACGAGATCATCGCCGCCCAGACCGCAGACCTACCGATCCCAAGGCAAACAGCCCTTTGGCTCGATCGGCTTGATCCGGAAATCAAATCCAAGCTCACTTGCATCACAGGATCCATCCGCACCGTCCGGACTGCGATCGACGAGTATCTCAACGCCAAGCGAGACCTGCTTGCCACATCGACCGCCGAATCGGTTGGTCGCTCCCTGGCCCATCTGTCTGATGCCTGCGGTGATCGTCGCATCGATGGAGTGTCGCCTGAGGAAATCGCCACCGTCTATGATGCGCTCGAGCAAGGCGCGTCCACCCGGGGAAAGATCGCCAAGGACTGGAAGGCCTTCTTCCACTGGTGCGAGGACAATCGGTGGATCGTGGCCAATCCGGCCAAGCGCCTCAAGACCACGGTCTCTGTGCGTGAGAAGCGATTCGTTTCGGTGGAGACCATCGAGCGAGTCCTCCAGGCCTGCGACGATCCCGAGCTGCGGCTTGTGATTGTGCTGTCTCGATTCGGAGGACTGCGAATTTCCAGCGAGATTCGCGACTTCGCAGAGTCCTCGATCGACCGGGCCCTAAAACGGATCAAGATCACTGACACCAAGCGAGGGGTGGTCCGAGAGATCCCGCTATTCCGTGAGATCGCTGCCCAATTGCCAGAGCCAGGCGTCGAACTGCTGCCGACGATCGCAAGCCTCTCGCACTCGGGAATCACACAGCGATTCCTCGAGGTTGTCCGCAAGGCAGGAATCGATCCATGGCCGGTGCCGTGGCATTCGATGCGAGCCACTCGCGAAACCGAACTGATCACCGCCTTCGGACTGGCGACCGCTTCGAAGTGGATCGGCAACTCGGAAAAAGTCGCGATGACCAGTTATGCGATCATTCCCGACTGCGACTGGGCGAAGGCTGATTTGTAACTCTTGTTGGACGGTTTTTCGGGGGTGAGTGGTAGTCTCGTCCCCATGAGCAAATCGATCCGGGCAACCACGAAACGCAAGCGACGAGACCCCAGTGTCATTGTCGCATCGTCCAAGAGCAACTTGGAACTGCGCACCAGTGGCGACTCCATCGCATTGCAAGCCGCAGACCCTAACACCCCCGACGCGCTGCCCAGTTTTAGTGGGATTGCCTATACCGGGGGTGTCATGCATCCCAAGCTTGCAATCCAGTGGAACGGTCCGGTGGTGATTGACCTAGCAGGCCTCGACGCACCGGTTGGACCAGTGCATCGAGACCACGACGAATCCAGGCCTGTCGGCCATCTGACTGCTGTGGCCAACGATGGAACCAAGCTCTCCGTCACCGGAGTGTTCTCGGTCCCCTCGGTGGATCAGCAGGAGATTGTATCGGGAGCGAGAAACGGATTTCCTTGGCGACCATCGGTCGGTGTGAAGATCCTCACTTACTCAACGATTCCTCAAGGCCAGACCCTCCAGTGCAATGGACGCACTTTCGATGGACCGGTGCTCGTCGTCAAGCGATCGCAGCTTAAAGAGGTCTCCTTGGTAACGATTCCAGGCGACCCAGAATCCTCTGTCTCTATTGCCGCTTCGGCCACATCAAACATGCCAACCTTCGACGACTACTGCAAGACCCTCGGACTCGATCCTGCGACTCTTACTCCCGAGGCCGTCAACGCTCTGAAAGTCTCCTACGCCGAGAGCCTCGAATCCTCTGCGGACCCTGCCAGCACGGACGCTGGTGCGGGTTCGCAACCTCCTGACGCTTCTGCCGCCGACCCCAACAAACCCATGGATCCAAACATGACCAAGCCTGCGACCGCTGCTGCTTCTTCCGCCTCGCCCGATCTGACCGCTGGTAGCACCTTGGATCTGACCGCCTACCGATCGCAGATGGCTGCTGAAACCAAGCGAGTCGGCGAAGTCACTTCGCTCTGTGCCAAGTTCGGCAATCCGACCGTCATGGTCGGTGGCCGGAACGTCGATCTGGCGGCCCACGCCATTGAGAACGGCCTTACCGGCGATCAGACCGAGCTGCTTGCTCGACGCCACCAAGACCTGGAAGCCACCCGCGACTCTCGCCCACGAGGCCCCGCGATCCACTCTCGAGCAAGCCGCAGCTCGATCGACCTAGGAGCACTTCAAGGTGGCATCATGTTGCGAGCTGAAATGAAGCTCGATTCAGCAACGCTCGAAAATCGCGACGTTAAAGCCAAGCTTCCAGGGTTCCTCAAGGCTGGCATCAACGACTCCATTCGCCAGCAAACTATGGAAGCTGCCTACCAGTACCGCGACTTGACCCTCATGGAGTACTGTGGTCTAGGTCTTCAAGCTCGCGGAATCGATGTTCCATCTAACCGCGTCGACATGCTTCACGCCTCTTTTTCCTCGGGCACTGTCGCTGCTTTGTTCGGTGCGACCCTCGGTGCGAAAATGCTGGAATCCTACGCCGAAGTTGAAGACTTTTCGCAGGGGATTTGCAGTGAAGACGAAAAACCAGACTTGGAAGAGCACAACAACAACCGGATGCAAGCCATTGGGAATCTTAAGCATCACCCAGTCGGTGGCAAGGCTCAGCATGCAAGTCGCCGTGTTCTTTCGGAGATAGCTCAGGTCGGACGATTTTCCGAGCAATTGAAGATCGACGAGGCCGACATGCTTGGCGACAACTTCTCGAAGCTCAAGGACACCCCGAAAGACTTCGGTCAAGCCGCCGGGCGTCTGCGTCCTGACTTGGTCGCCGCCTTGCTGATGAGCAATCCGACCTTGAAGCAAACCGCTCGCGCTTTGTTCAACACGACCGACGGCAACAGTGCGACGGGCAAGGCCTTGGCTCGCGCAACCCTGAGTGAAATGGTCGCACGTTTGCTGAAAGTCAAAGACGGCGACGCGACGCTTAACCTCAAATTGACGCACCTGATTGTGCCACCTGATTTGATGGACTTGGCGGTGCAGCTCTGTTACTCGGCCAACCTGTCGAACGACAGCGGGTCCGGTGACATCAACCCGATCAAGAGGCATGGCATCACTCCTGTCACCGACGCTCGATTCTCGAATGGATTGGTTCACCCAGTCACCGAGCAAGCGATCGCAGGTTCGGACACCATGTACTACGGTGTTTCCAAGTACGGACGTACCATCGAGGTCAACTACCTCCAAGGTGCTGGCCGAGTTCCTGTGGTTCGCACCGATACTCTCGTCGGCGGTGAGTTTGGCGTAGTCATCGACGTCAAGCATTACATCGGAGCCAACGCGCTCGACTACCGAGCGATGCAACGCTTCCAGGCCTAGTCTTTGCGGCCCGACCGTGGGCTAGTGATCGATTCCTTTCGGCAGAGTTTCGGCTCTGCTGTTGTTTCCCCCCCCCTTCAACTCTCGACCAATCCCATGCTTATCCGACTTTTTCAGCCTGTGGTTTTTGACGGTAAAACGCTCCAAGGCGTGATTGAAACTGACGGTACTGCCATCAGTGCCAACTGCATCATCCAGCGAGGCTGGGGCGTAGAGGTTAAATCGTCGAAGCCTTCCAAGGCATCCCAAGAGCCTGTCGAGTCTGATCCTCCTAGCGAAGATCCAGACCAGGACGAATCCGACGAATCGGACGAACCACAAGACGAGCAGCCATCGGAGCAACCAGCCGAGCAGCCTGTCGTGGTCGACGCATCAGTTAAGCCGATCAAACCCGTTCGACGAGCACGTCGCTCCCAGAGCTAAGTCCTGAGTAACCACACTCCCCTCTTCACAACAAAGAAACCATGGCAACTTTCAAGCAAGAAACCGACTTTCGCCGATTCACCGCCAGTGCTGACACTGCCAACGGAGCCATCGTCCAGACCGTTGACGGCCTGGCCGGGATCGTCGAAGGCCTAGCCGGCGTCAAAAACGGCAAGGTTGGCAACGCTCGCGTAGTTGGAATCGTGACTTGCGACAAGGCATCGGGCACCGTGCTCGCTGCTGGAGCCCGAGTCCAGATCGCCACTGCGACGCAGCTCGTCACCGCAAAGGCGTCGGGCGCTGCTGATGCAGGAAACATCCTGCTCGGTCGCACCGCTGCCGCTGGTGCGGACGGAGCATTGACGGTTGATGTCGACCTGAACCGAGCCGCAGTCTAACCAACCACCATGGCCATCAAAGAAGCCGATCTCAAAGAATGGTCCGATCTCGAAGCAAGGCGATCCGCCATGCAGCGAGAACTCACGACCCTTAAAGATCGGCAAGGCCAGATAGAAGAACAACTCGAAGCCGAGCTTCGCAAGTCCGGCAAAACGAAAATCACGCGGAGCGGGTTCACTCTCGCTCTGCAACCTGGGAAAGCTTCCGTCAGTTGGGCCA